GGGGACAGGAACACCGGGAACAGGAACACCGGGGACTGCAACACCGGGAACAGGAACACCGGGGACTGGAACAAATCTTCTTTCAATACTGGTTGTTTTAATACAGAAGAACAGAAGATCATGCTGTTCAATAAGCCGTCAAATATGACCTATCGTGAATGGTTAGAATCTGATGCAAGATGGTTACTAAATCAGATACCAAAGGATGTTGTTGAATGGGTATATGAAGAAGATATGACTGATGAAGAAAAGGCAGCATATCCAACCTATGAAACAACAGGCGGTTACCTCAAAGTGCTTGATGAATCTGAATGTGGTCAGTTGTGGTGGGGCAGCCTGTCAGACCGCAGAAAGGAAATCATCAAGGCAATACCAAACTTTGATGCTGAAATCTTCTTCCAGTGTACGGGTGTCAGGGTAGATGAATGATCTGCACTTTATGCCCCATCAGGAAGATGCACTGAACAGAACTGAACAGTTCAACCGTTGTGCTTATTATCTTGATATGGGACTGGGTAAAACCTTTGTGGGTGCTGAAAAAATGTATCTGCTGAACAATGCGGTGAATGTGGTCATCTGTCAGAAATCCAAGATAGATGACTGGGTTCAGCACTTCAAAGAATATTATCCAAGTGACCGTGTGATGAATCTGACCAAGAAAAGTGAAGCAATCAATTTCAGGACACTTGTTGATACCAAAGAATTATACAACAAGGATGTTCAGATTATAGGCGTTGTCAATTATGAAACTGCTTTTCGGCGGGATTGGTTGCTGAAACTCAAAGGGTTCACGTTGATGCTTGATGAAAGTTCACTGATAACCAATGAAACAGCACAACGGTCAAAGTTCATTCTGAAAATGCAGCCGGAAAGCGTGATTTTATTATCAGGAACACCAACAGCCGGAAAGTATGAAAGGTTGTGGTCACAGGTTCAGTTGCTTGGGTGGAACATTACAAAAAAGGCGTTTTGGTCATCATACGTTCAGACTGAATGGATTGAAAACGGTGATGGGTACAAGAAAGAAGTAATCACAGGATATAAGCACACGCAACACCTGAAAAAGAAACTTGCAGATCACGGGTGCATCTTTATGAAAACCAGTGAAGTTCTTGACCTTCCTGAACAGATTGAACAGAAGATTATGTTCAAGGTAACAAAGGAATACAAGTTTTTTATCAAAAACAGTTACCTATTGATTGATGATGACACTGAACTTGTCGGTGATAATAATTTGACCAAGACACTATACGCCCGGCAATTATGCGGTCAGTATCACAAGGAAAAACTGGAAGGTTTGCGGGACTTGGTTGAATCAACAGAAGATAGGCTGATTATATTCTACAACTTCACCGCAGAACTTGAAGCAATGCAGAAAAAACTTGCTGATCTAAACAGACCCTATTCAGTTGTGAATGGGTCAAAGAAGGACTTGACCGCATACGATCAGGCAGATGATTCAATCACATTTATACAGTATCAAGCCGGGGCAATGGGTGGTAATTATCAGAAAGCAAACAAGATTATTTATTTCACCTTGCCACTTGGCAAAGGGTCATGTGATATGTGGGAACAGTCAAAAAAGCGTATTCACCGCATAGGACAAGCCAAACCGTGCTTTTACTATTACTTACTGGTGAAGGGTACGGTTGAAGAAAAGAATCTTGCAGCGTTGAAGGAAGGAAAGGAACTGACAGATGAATTATTCAAAAATACTTAACTGGATATTTGGAATCATGGTGTTCATTGGTTTCGTCCTGATTATCGGTGCAGTTGGTGCATCTGACTATGCGGTTGAAATGCACATATATGAACCGATAACAGCACACATGAAAGAAATGGTGATCGGCATAGTCCTGATGATGCCGGGAATCATTTACTTGGAAATAGTTGAAAGAGGTGATGAAACATGAACTATTCAAAGAATCTTAGAAAGTCCGCAATGGCAAAGCGGGTCTTGATCTTGCTTGGTGTTGCCTTTTGTGTTGGATTAGCTGTTGGGGGTGTGTCTGTATATGCCCTGAAAACTCATATAACCGCCAAGGACAAAGAGAAATCAATAGAACGCACACTTGAACGGGATAACACAAAAACCCTTGTATATGGGGCGTATGATGACAGAACATTCACACAGGAAATTTCCCTTGACTGGGGTGCGGGTGACTTAGATTTCACACCGCTTGACTGCAAGATGCCGGAAGAACAACAGGAATTTACATATTACCTTTGTACCGGGTACAACATTGATTTTACCCTTGTCATGGCACTGATTCAGAATGAAAGCAGTTTTGACCCGGCGGTCATCAGCAAAACCAATGATTACGGTTATATGCAGATCAATCAGATCAATCATCAGTGGTTGACAGATACCCTTGGTGTTACGGATTTTACAGACCCGTATCAGAACATCAGGGCGGGTGTGTTCGTACTTAGAAAACTGTTTGAACGGTATCAAGATACCAATATGGTCTTGATGGCGTACAACATGGGTGAAGATGGTGCTGCCCGGTTGTGGGAAAAGGGCATCTATTCAACAGATTATACAGAAAAAATACTGAACTATCAGACACAGTTCAATGAACAGTTGGAAGGGAGTGAATAAGAAGTGAGTGCATACCGTGAAGAAAAACCATTGACAGAAGATGACAGATTTACTTTTGAAGATTCACAGATTTTGAAAGAATTGCGTGAATCTGACCGATTGACAGAAAGGGAAAAACTGGCAGTTCAAAGATTATACAGAACATATCAGTATATGGTGGATTGATGGCGGCAGAAAAGAATTTTGAAAATAAGGTCAAAGCGTTCCTGAAGGACACCGGGGCGTGGCTGCTGAAATACTGGGGCGGTGCTGCTTATACAAAAAGCGGTATTCCTGACCTGTTGGTTTGTTCAGATGGGTGTTTCCTTGGCATTGAAATCAAAGCACCAAACGGTGAACCGTCACTGTTGCAGTTGGTTAACCTCAAAAAAATCAGAGAATCAGGCGGGTATGGAATTTTGTTGTACCCCAAGGATTTTGAACAGTTCAAAATGTTCATTACAAAAAAATCAGAACTTAACGCTTGGTATCTTTCCAACATTGAAGATCAGAAGCGTTGGGAAATAAAATTATCAAAATAAGGAGTGAAAGAGCATGGCAGCAAAAAAGAAAGCAGATGCAGCGGTTGAGAATACCGCAGAAGTAACACAGGAAAGCGTTCAGAAAGAAATTGAACAGGTAGCAGCAGACAACGCAAAGGAACTTGACAATAAGAAGTATGTGGTTGACCACTTACTTTCAACCAAGCGTGAGGGAATGGAAGATCTGATTGCCTACATGGAAGAAATCGGATTCTTTGAAGCACCGTGCAGTGGTGGAAATCATCTTGCGTGTCAGTTCGGTCTTGTTCATCATAGCAGAAATGTAATGATGGCAGCAGAAAACATTGGTTATGCACTTCTTGGCAAGGTCAAGTATGCAGAAATCCGTGATTCAGTCATCATTGCAGCAGCGTTACATGATCTTGGCAAGTGTGGTGATTATGGCAAGCAGATGTATGTGCCTAACATGATTAAGGACGGCAGACCTACCAAGGCAGAGCCGGAACAGAAATATAAACAGTCTGAAAGCAAGCCTTTCAAGCGTAACCCGGCACTTCTTCCACTTGACCATGCAACCCGCAGTATCAAGTTAGCAACCCTTTTCATTGACCTGACGGAAGATGAAGAATTTGCGATCAGATACCATGATGGTCTGTATGAATCAGCAAACTATGCGGTGAAGGGAAATGAAACCCCGTTATATTTGATTCTGCACTATGCTGATTTATGGTCAAGTAGAGTAACAGAAGGTAGCACAGATGAAGGAAGTGAAGAATAATGGATAAAAGAGATAAGAAAATCAGACGGTTAGAAGATGAACGCAATCATCTGATGGCTGAAAATCAGGAATTGAAATACATCATCAATGATATTCAGTCAGTGAATGACATTATGCGTGAAGATATTGAAAAGGAATGTGCTGCTGAATGTGGTTGTATTGTAATTGAAGGAAGTCGCACCAGTGCAGCATATCAGGATTTAGTTGGTATTCTTCTTGCAAATAACTATTCTGTTGAGGTCATACCAATGGATGAACGCAGAAAGTTAAAAATCATTATCAAGGAAAGTGAGGTATAAGAGTATGGTAAATGAAAGACAGGGAAAGGTTTACAATCCCCGCCCGGTATATAACAGAAAGTTATTACGTTCAGTGATTCGTGCGGGAGTTCAGAAACAGTTTGGTCAGCATCATGTTTCTGCTAATATGGCGGGAAACTTTGAAAAAATCAGAAAGGAACAGGTGAAATAATATGGCACAGATGCTTTTGATTATGGGTGAATCAGGTACAGGAAAAAGTACCAGTATGAGAAATTGCGATCCGGCAACAACTGCCGTTGTGAACCCGGTTGGTAAGCCGTTACCGTTCAAGGGTAAGTTCACAATGCTGAACAGTGAGGTTGAATCACGCAAAATCTGCAAGTTTATGAAGGAACAGGCAGCAGCCGGGAAGAAGTTACTGGTGGTTGATGACTTCCAGTATATCCTTTCTGTTCCATACATGAATCGTATCAAGGAAAACGGTTGGGACAAATGGAATGACTTCGGTGCGAACTACTTTGAAATCATTGAGGTGTGCAAGGAACTTCCTGATGATGTGGTGGTTGCTTATATGACCCACACAGAAACCCTTGAAAATGGTGTAACCACTATTAAGCTGATCGGAAAGTTACTTCGTGAGAAGATCACCATTGAAGGACTTTTCACCATTGTACTTAGAACAGGCGTGAATGAAGGGAAATATTACTTTTATACACAGAACAGTGGCAAGGACACCGTGAAGTCACCTATGGGAATGTTCCCGGCATACGCCATTGACAATGATCTGAATTATGTAGCCGATAAAATTCGCAACTTCTATGAAGTCGGTGAGTATAAGACAGATGCAGAAATGGGTCAGGCTGATGCACAGGCTGCATCCGATCTTGAAAAGCCGGATGCAAACGGCAGACGGGCAAGGGGTGGAAAAAAGACCACATCCACAGCAACACCGCCTACCACAACAGAGGATGCAGCACCAAAGACAGGCAGAACCGCCCGCAAGACACATGATGAAGTGGTAGCTGAAAATAATCAGAAAATGGCTGATTATATGGCAGAGCGTGACAAGGCTGTTGATGCCGTTGCAAATGGGCGTGAAGAAATCCCGTTTGAAGAAGCGTGTGCAGCAGCGGATTCTGTACCGCAGCCGGAACTTGAAACACCGCCAAGAAGAACCCGCAAGGAAAGAAAGTCTGCTGAACAGTCTGAACCTGTTCAGGACGGTACAACAAATACTGATTCTGAATCTGTCACACTGGATGCAGACACATACTTCTATGTTCCGGCTGATGATAACTATGTGATGAAGCACAAGGGTGACACGGTTGACATGATTGTTGATGGTGTTGAGGTTATGAAGGTC